AATTTTGTCTCTTACTAACGAACTAGACACACTATTAAATATTTTTTCACTACTGTCAAAATAAAACCGTAGTTGCTGATTACTTTCAAAAATGTATCGTAATTCTCTAGTTGTAATTGTATAAAATTCATTATCACTAACAAATGACATCATCCAACTAGCATCTTCATGCTTATTAGATACATCACCTTGCGAATTTAAATTAAACTGAGATGATGTGTTTAAATTTGCCTCAAAAACAACTTGCCATGTTTGTGTTATGGCATTATACGACAATCCAAACGATTTATTTTCAAAAATTAAATCAGTCATTGTTGTTACAACAGTTGACTCAAGCGAAGTTCTCCATCTAGGTATAACTTGAACAATTAATGCTGCCGGAATACTAACATTTATTTGTATTTCAGTTGCAGCAACTCCTACAATAGAAGCCCATATGTATTCATGAAAATAGTCATATGTTTTAAATAATAACAATGTACCAACTGTCATAAATGATAATTCTGTGTTAGTAACGTTAATTGTATTTTTAGTTGTAGATACAGGTGTAAGCCACTGAATTGACCACGATAATGTTGTAGCATCTGCATAATTAGCATAATAGAAATTTTGCAATCCGTCTGTTTTAAGAAGAGGTTTTACTGTATTAATAATAATGCCTTGAATATCAGATTTAGTTAAGTACGAAACCTTTTTAGTTGATTCGATTAACTCTTTGTATATAACGCCGTCATCAGCAAATAAATTTGTAGAACTAAACTTGCCAGTTGGGTCAACTAAATCAAAATATCGACTAATACCGCTAGATGCTCTGTTAACAGCTTTAACTTTTAATACTTGTTGACTTGCACTCAATGGGCAAATATTATAATCTTCACCAGTTATCATTCTGTTTTGTGTATAAAACGTTGCAGGTGCATTAGACTTAATACTTAGATTAGTTTCCGATGCTTCTGCTGTGTTAACAGAAGTAGATAACGATAATGTAAGTGTTAATGTTTCCGGATTGCCTGTATTAGAAGTATACGGAATTGCTAACGTAACATTTCTAATATCACGAGGATGTACTGTATACGAAATACCATTTGATGTTCTATAATATACACGAAAATCGCCTAATGGCTTATTTCCAAATGTACCGTCACTAAATGTTAAACTAACTGCATCATTAACGCGAGTTGTAACACCAAATATGTTTTTAATGTCTTTGTTAACGCTATTGTAAATTATGTTGTTACCTTCTAAACTAGATACCTTAGTCCATAATTCTGATTCAGTACCAGTTTGATTTAATTTATACAACCAGATGTCTGAATCGTTAATCCCGGTTGTACCAACATCAACAATCTCATTGCTTCTAGGTTGAGTGATAGAAAATTTACTCCACGCAAGTGTGCCTTGGGTAAAATTAAAAAAGAATCCCGAACCCGAACTTCCGTATCCTCGACCGTCATTTCTAAAAATATAAGATAATTTATTTCCAATTTTTGGAACTTCTTCGTATATGTAATCTTGACCAGAGAATGCTGTACTAGTTACTTCAAAGGTCATTGATCGCCCGGCAACTGTTTTACTAAACGAATACACTGGTAATCCAGCTGATGATGTTTGTAATACATATTGCTCAGTTGGAATACCATAAATTGACGCTTTATCTTTTGGATTACCAAATTGTTGCGAGGTATTCATTGCAGAATTCATAATCCTAATAAACTGATCATACCAACTAGCATTTGACGAATCATTCCAGGTAACCGGTTGGCCTGACAAATTTCTGTTGTTACTGTCAAGTATGTTTTGTGTTGTTTGGACTGATGTAACTTTTAACAATCCTTTTGCAGGTATGTTACGTTTTGCATTATAACTTACTAATCTCGATAATCTTAATACACTCTCACGACGTTCTGCTAATTCTAAAAAGTTTTCACGCGCATTTAAATCAACACGAAACGCTACACTTTGTCCTAAGAATGCAATCACATCAAGCAATGCTAAGTATTCCGAACTCTCAATATAATCATTGAAATCTTCTGGATAATTTTGGCGAATATAATCAACCATTGTACGCCGTAAATTTTCAAAATCATAACTTTGAAAGTCTGCGTTTCTAAAAGATTGGTATATTTTTTTCCAATCTTCAGCTACTAATAATCTGTTTTGTCTGTCAGTTGCACTCATGATGTTGTCCTAATAAAGGTATTTATTGAAAAAATTAACCACACAGTTTATTAAGTTACTAGCCCGTTAGCTTGATCAAACCGTAGTTGAATTTGTTCTGTAATCTTGTACGGAGTGTATGTTAACGCAAATATAATTTCAATTCCGCTGTCATATGCACTTATACTCACATCAGCAACTGCAACACGCGGGTCATAGTTAACAATGCTGTTTACATCTTGGATAATTAATGCCTTAATTGGTTCAGTCATCGGTTCAAATAATAGATCCCAAATGATTGTTCCAAATCTTGGCTGCATTAATCGTTCTCCTTGCCTAATATGGAAGTGATTTATAATGTCTTGCTTAATTAAATCAAAATCATACAAGCTAAAATGTTCAGTGTTACCGCTTACTGTACTAAATCCTTTATAAGTTTTAGGTGAAATTAACTCAGGTTTCTTTGCAACTGCAGGTAACTTAATCCGTGTATATAGATCTGTCATTTTTTATCCGGTCCTTTAACTTTATCAAATGTATCTGTTACTGTTGTATATTTCTTAAACATAGGAGGCTCTTTTGCTGCCTCTGCTTTATTAACTGCTTTTGTTTTGTCTGGTTTACTTGAAACAGGATCTAAGTTTTCGTGTCCTGCCCATGGTTCTTTAGTTGGAATTCTAACAGGTATTTTTGCTGCTCCAGCTTTTCCTGAGTTTAAATGGACTTGTCCGCCGTCTATACTAGTGTTTGCTGCTTTGACTTCAAAGTTTGCTGCAGGTGTTATTCGTGTTGCACCTTTTGATACCATGTTAATTTCGTTACCTGCTTGAAAATTAATATCTCGATCAGCTACAAAATTAAAATCGTTCTTAGTATGAATACTAATACTGTCTTCGGCATAAATGTCAATCTTTCCGTTGCTTGTTAATTCTATCCAAGTTTTTCCGTTACCATGAGAAATATAAACTAAATCCTCGCTGTTGTGTAACAAAATTTGATGCCCTGTTCTAGTTCTAATACGTGTTAACTCATTATGAGGTATGTTAACATCTCCGCCCTTTTGACCTTGTTCAGGAGATACGTATTCTGGTCCTGCTTCTGCTGCTGGTTTCTTACGAAGAAATTTATCATCGCCGTCGTCCATTACGAACGTAGATCCACCTCGTCTGCTTACATACCCTTTATGTGCGTGTTCTTTTTTACCAATATCACCCTTAGGACCGTTCTTGTCTAACGGCCCCGGTGTTGAAATTCCAAATACCGAGCTTGGTGCTTCACGACGTGCGCTACTTGAAGTAATACCTCGAGTGTCGTCCATATCTAAGCCACTAGCCTGTAATACTGCAGCAAACGGATGTAATGGTTTTTTAATTTTTGACGGATCACTAGTAGTCTGATTAGCTGCTTTGTTATATTCAGCAACTGGCAATCTTTTGCCGCCTTCTGAATTCTTAGTAGCTGCTAATCCCGGAACCATAAAATTCATAGCTTCGTCGGGAACACAACCAATCCAGTATCCACGTTTTGGATCACCATCAATAAAAATAATAATAACAGTAGTTCCGGCATCGGGTGGAACCATCCACATACCATAACTTTTTTGAGTGTTACTAAAGTTATTAGGATCTGCTTTTGTATGTTCAACACCAGTTACTCCGTAAAACGGACTCATGTATTTCACTTGATGTAACTGACCTTCGGATGATGTGTTACCTACTGGTCTTAGAATCTCAACTTCTAACCCGCCCATGTAACCCGGATCTAAGTGTCCTACTACTTTAGCTAAGAACGGACCGGGGGTAGGTGTTGGGTTAGATTTTTGTGACTGATCTATATTTTTGTTCATGTTATTCCGTGTTAAAAAATGCTTTTAATTGCTTTGCCAATACTTTCTAAACCGTCTTTTGTAAGTTTATCCATATTAAATGACCCACCTTTTGATTCGTCTTTTGCTGACTCTTGACCCGGTGCACGTTGACATTTTAACCGTTGTTCAAATTTTCCACCTTTAAATGTACTAGTTACTTGCCGAGCTATAAACAACCCGCTATATTGCATCAACGGTGAAGATGGCATATCTCCAGTAAACTGATACATTCCGGTTTCTTGACTAAAGTCTATAGGAGTTCTAAAATTAACAACAATATGCACTTCGCCCATTTGATAGTTAATAGTACCGTCGGCGTTTAAATTTGAATACTGTGTAGGTTTTGATGTATAATTGCCAAACCCACTGTGATGTAAAAACGCAGGATCACCAACAATTACTAAATCTAAATTAATCATGTCATTACCACGAGTTAATGCATCATGATACAACCTAGCTGCTCGTGTTCCTGCAGTTTCTGTACCACCGCCACCTAATCTGTCTGTACTTAAAAATGTTGCAGTGTACGAATTCTGTCCAACGTTTGTACCTTTTTCTGGTTCACTACCAGTTACTGCA